TGGATGCAAGAGATTAGTAAATCTGAGGCGTGCGCGCAAGATTTGCGTGTCGGCGATCATAAGTTTAACACGCTCAGGACATTATTTGAAAGACTCCCCGGTCAAACCACGCAAGAAAAGATGATCAGTTTATTACTATCGACTGGTCATTCACCGCATGAGATAGTGACCGCGTTTAAGACCACACCTTCTGAACGAACAATCTACCGCCAAAAAGACCGTTTGGCAAACGATTTCCTTTTAGTATCAAAGACTTAAGTATGGTTTTGGCAAACCCTTAACCATATATGAGGGACATGGCAAATCCGAATAGTCGGCCGACTCCCTCACAGAGGTAACGGATGATTATGCCCAAATGCAAGAAAAAGCGTAAGGCTCAAGTCCCACCTAAATATACTCCTGACTATTTATCTCAATTAGCTAAAGACTTAATCGAATGGTTTGGAATCCCGACGAACTTTTTTTTGAAGAAGTTCTGTTGGGAGAAGAAGATACCGTCAAAGCATTTCTTTGAGCTATCGCAGAAATCTGAAGAGCTAAAGCACGCGCTTGCAATGTGTAAAGACGCACAAGAAACGCGGCTGTTTGAGATCGGGATGATGAAGAACGGGGCCGCGTCGATGGCAATATTCGCGCTTAAGAACGTGGCCGGGTGGCGTGATGTTACCCCTGAAAAGCCAAAAGAGAAAGACGATGCGATCGTCGGCGAAGAGCTTGTGATCCTGCCACATAACAGGATCGCGAACATTCAGGCAAATATGCCAAAGTATATGGTGAACTAAAGTTATGACAGTTTCCCTTAAAAAATACGTCCCACATGAAGCACAGGAAGCGTTCCATTACGCGGCTGATTATCTTAAACGGTTTGTTGCTATGATCTCGGGCATTCGTGCTGGGAAAACCCATGCCGGATCACGACAGGCAACGAAAGACGCATGGAACTCAAAGGCTCCCGAAGATGCGGTTTACGGCATTATAGCACCGACCTTCAATATGCTTGATCGTACGACATGGCGTGAGTTCGTCAGGGCCGCCCGTCCTTTTATCCATAGCGAGAACTTATCGAAGAAAATTATCCAGCTTAAGAACGGCCGTGAAGTGTTTGGGTTCTCGGCCGAAGACCCCGACCGCATACGAAACGTGACGATGTGCGGATTTTGGGTTGACGAGGCCCGCGAGTGCAAGAACTTCAACTCTTTATGGGAAGTGTTGCTTGGCCGTGTTATGTCAACTGGTGGCAAGGGGATCGTGACGACATCACCGAACGGCTATGACGACATCTACGAGGTCTTTGTCGAGAACAAGGACGATGATTACGGCGTTATTAAGTTCTCGACCTATGACAATATCTACATCCCCAAGACGGCGATCGAGCAGGTCGAGCGCAAGTATGACATCAAGTTCGCACGGCAGGAGATTCACGGTGAGTTCGTCATATTTGAGGGGCAAGTCTACTATACTTTTAATAGGCTTGAGAACGCAGGGGATTATGCGTTTAAGGTTTGTCAATACGATCCTAAAAAGCCGATTGGCTTATGTTGTGACTTTAACGTCGATCCGATGGCGTGGGTTATCGTTCAAACAGGGAAGAACGCAAAGACCGGGCTTGAAGAAGTTTACGTGATTGACGAGATATTCATTCGGAACACGGACACACCTCTTATGTGCCGTGAGTTTAGAACCCGTTACCCGCGTCATGACGGCGGACTTATTCTCTTTGGGGACGCAACGGGCAGGGCAAGACATTCATCGAGCAACATCACAAACTGGAAAATAATCCAGGACGAGCTTGGTATATACCGGGTCACAAACCGGGTGCCGAACTCAAACCCGGCTGAACGAGACAGGGTTAATGCCGTCAATGCCATGATCTGTAACTCGAGGAATGAGAGGCGCGTGTTTTTACATCCGACGAAATGCAGACAGCTTATGAAAGATTTCGAGAAGGTTCCGTTTAAAGACGGGAGCGCACAGATTGAGAAGAACGGCGATCCATTACTTACGCACGCATCGGATGCGTTTGGATATTTTATAGAGAAGGAGTTTGGGCTTAATAAAGGGGTCATTGAGGGACTAAAGATATGAGTACGATTAAAGACTTGGTTGAGAATCCGCATCCGATATATCGGCGTTATGTCAATTTTTGGAACTTCATGCTTGAAAGTTACGAGGGCGGCATTGACTACACGGGCGCAACGATAAAACACGCGCAGAAATCACGCTCTCTTCTGGACTCGATTTCAGTGCTGGTGAACGGTAAGAAAATAGAACAAGTTCTGTCCGGTAATCTGTTTAAACATCCAAAGGAAAAGCAAGAGGATTACAACGACCGAATATCGATGAGCTATTACTACAACTTTTGTGCGCCGATCATTGACATCTATCTTAACCATTTATTTAAACAGCCGATCATTGCGGACTTTAAGAACCTGCGGGACCTGATTGATATTCGCAAAGACAACATCGACCGCAAAGACAGTTCTCTTATGGAGTTTCGGAAAGAGAAAGCCGAACTCGCGCAATTATACGGCCATGTATTCACAGTCATTGATAAGCCGGACGTGGAAGGGCTTATAACGAAGCTCGATGAGATTGAGAAAGATGCGTTCCCGTACTTTACGCTTTATCATCCGCAATCGGTCATTAATTGGGCGTTAGACCGATTCGGTTACGCGCATTGGGTGTTATTAAAAGAGGGCGAGGACACGAACACTGATCCGCTTAATTTTGATAAAGACAATCTTGGCAAAACAAATTATCGGTTATGGACGAGGCAAGAGTGGTTTTTATACGATGCGAAATATAACGAGATTGGGAGGGGAAATCACAACCTAGGTGCGGTCCCTATCGTTTGCACGTTCAACCGCCGGAGCAAAAAGGCCGCAAGTTTCTTGGGTATTAGCGACATCGCAGACATCGGTTTTATTTGTCGGGATATATACAACTCATTGTCGGAATTGAAACAAATATTACGGGACCAGACGTTTGCCTTTCTTGCAATTCAAGGGACGTCGGACGAATACAAAGAGCTATCGGTCGGAACGAGTAAGGCTCTGCTTTATCCGGTCGATCGTAACCCGCCTCAATACGTCAGCCCACAGGCCCAAAACGCTGAAATATATTTCACCCATATTGACCGTCAAATATCAAAGATATTTCAGATCGCGAAACTTGAAGGCGGGAGCGTAAAAGAACAGTCAGCTCTTGAACAATCAGGCGCAAGTAAAGCATGGGATTTTAACCAGACAAACAGCGCGCTTTCACAGAAGGCCGGGAATCTTGAAGATGGCGAGATGAAAGAACTTGGTGTTATGTCCGCATGGCAAGGGCAGAAGTTTGAAGGGTCGGTCCAATATCCGAACGAGTTTAGTATCCAAAGTCTGAAAGAAGATTTAGACGAGGCAGAAAAATCGATGCGCCTTAATCTTGGCAAGCTCTACAACACGGAGATAAAGAAAGGCATTATCAAGAAGAAGTTCCCACGATTAGGGGACGATGAAGTCAATGCGATGGTTGATGAGGTCAAGAAGATCGAGGAATCAAACGCGTCTTTAAACGATAGACAGAAACAGGTGCGCGGCATATTAGACCGCGTGCCATTATTAAAACAAAACGCAAACTCTGCGGGAAAGAGGGAGGCACAAGATGTTTAATCTAATGTCAAGGTTTAGTTTGTTTGGCTTTTTGTTCTCATCGTTGTTCATGGCGGCAGACGATAACGCGGCTGGTGGTGGTAAAGGTGGTGACGCAGGCGATAAGAAACCGACCTTTTCTCAAGATCACATTGACGCGATCGTCAAGGAAAGACTAGCCCGTCAAGCGGAGAAGTTCTCTGATTATGAGGACTTAAAGAAGTTCAGAACGGAGCATGAGACGAAACTAAAACAGGCCGAGCAGAAAGACCTTGAAGAGAAACGAAAGTATGATGAGGCAAAATCTGTTTTAGCAGAACGAGAAAAGACATTGCAGAAAATAATCGACGACCAAAAAGCGCAGATGAATAACATGATTATTGATGCAGGGCTGCGTGATGTTGTCATGCAAAACAACGCTTTCCCGGAAGCGGTTGACATCCTTAGAAGTCGGGTCGAATTGAAGGATGGGAATGTCGTTATGAAGGGCAAGGATCAGTATGGGAACGATGCTCTCATAGCGATTGGCGATGGTGCCAAGAACTTTTTTAAAGAAAAACCTTATCTCATTAAAGCGGCCAGTAACGGTGCAGGTGCCGGAAGCGGTGGTAATGCCGGACAGGGTGCGAATGGTGTGCAAGGGGCTAATGGGCAGGGCGGCAATGATCTTGGCGAACTGAACAAGCAGTTGTATGACGCGCAAAAGCGCGGGGATATTAAGGCAGCAACAGAACTCAGGGGAAAGATAAAGCAGGTGTTTAGCTCTCGCGGGATCAATAGGAACCCTGCCTAAACCGTGAAGCGTAACTATCAATTTTAAATAGGAGTAGATTCACATGGCTGATACAACGACTACCACATTAACAGAGTGCATTCCAACGATCGTAGCAAGTGCTTTACTGGAGCTTGATGAAGGCGACATCATGCGTCCATTGATCACCAATGTTGACTTTTCAGGTCAACCAGGGGTTATTCATCAAACCCCGTTTATCACTCGCTTAACGTCTGAGGCTGATGATTCTCTCGCATCACAGGCTTTGGATTCAACGACGAGCGATGAAACGTCTCCGTCTGCCGCGACAGTCGGTGTTCACGGTGCATATGTTCAGTTAAAAGAGATCGCTGCTCTCGCGACCGTCGATGACATGGCCGCTGTTGCAGGACAACTGATCATGCAGTGTATCGTCAAGAGACGTGATCTTGATTTGCTCGCTCTTCTCACATCATTAACCAATCAAGGCGATGCTGCGACCAATATCGCCCCGGCCGATCTGTACGATGCGTACGGTTCACTGAGAACGTATTTTGCTCCGCTTCCTTATCACCTTGTATTGCATCCTCTTCAGATATGGTCAACGGTTGGCTTGATCTCGCTGTTTGACAATTCGGCTGATGCGATCCAGACGCAAGGGCCGGGAACGGTCGGTGAAGATTTCGCAAGGTTCGGGTTTGCGGGTATGGCACTCGGTTTCAATCTTTGGGCCGATGCGAATATCACGCTCACGAATAACAACGGTTCGGGCGGTGCGTTCTCTGCGCAGGTTATGAAGTATGTGCAAAAACGTGCGTTCAGAATCGACATCGAAGGTGATGCATCGGAAGTTGCGACGAAGATCGTCGGGACTGAGATGTGGGGTGAAGCGTTGCTGCGTGGCAAACACGGTAACGAGATGCAGTTTGATACGGTTTAACAACTCTTCAATGAGGGATTAATAAACTTGTGGCGGGGAACGCCTCCCCGCCACTACTAAAAAGGACAGGTGGGAAAATGGCAAAGACTAAAAAAGAAAATGTAGCACAAGACGTTGTGCAGGCTGAAACAGTAGAGCAAAAAGTTTCAAGGCTTGAGGCTGAAAACGCTGAATTGAACGCGACCATTTCAGATTTGCAAGTGCCGCAGATGAGTAACGCGGACAGCAATTTGAAACAGTATATGGACGAAATGGCGGCCATTAAACAGACCG